TGGGGCGTAAAATACGAAGAAGCGGCACTTATGCATTTTGCACTTGTCGAAAACGTTGGTATACTTCAAGTAGGATCAATTAAAGTCTCATTTGCAAAAATATGTAAATTAGGCCGGATATGCTTCGGGGATAAATGGAATACATCAGTAGAAAATGTTAATGAAAAATATTTGTTAGTTTCGCCTGATGGGATAGTCGGGAAGCCTGAAGAAATAACAAAAAATGAATGCTATTCCGAATTATACGGAATGCTCGAGATTAAATGTATCAGCCCGTTTCATCATTTAGAAACAGATGACGGATTTTTGAAATGGACTCCAAACATGAACACGCGACAATGGCATACCGCCAAAGAAATTCCGTTTGTATACATAGTGCAACAATGTTTACAAGCAATTTCAGGAATTATAAAATACGGGATGACTGTAAAACATTTTATGTGGTTTATAAGATGGTCGCCGATAGGGTTTTCTATTTTTAAGTTTAAATTTTTGGAATTAGTGCGCATGGGGACATTGGCGGCGAATTTATACTTCTCATTAATGGAACGGCTTTCAAAGCATGAGGGTATCCTGCCTAATTCCGCATTTGAGTATAACGAACCCGAAACAGTAATATATGATATGATGATAGAGTGTTATACCGATTTATTAGCATGCGTAGAGTATAAATATATTAGTATAACCGAGTATCCTGAGTTTACCGAATATTTCAATGAAACAAAAGACGCGAAGTTTAATGCTGTTATAGACTAAAACTTTTATATTATTAAAGACAAATCGCCTTTGGGTGTAGTAATACTCAGTTTTATTGCTAAGGATATAGCGTTCGAATTCGATATGTTATCATGATGGCCTAATTTTTTACTTATGCATACCGACAATTGCCGTTTTTTTATAGTTCCATCGGGGTTTTGCACCCTGTTTTTAATGTTGCTATTTCGGTCTATCATGTCTTTATAAATTAGGTTTACATTTTGCGATACATAGGTTATGACATTTTTTCGTATAGCCCATCTAAAAAAATTTAACTGTGCAATAGTAGTTTGCAATTTTTTCTCAGGCGAGAATTCAAGTTCTATTAGTTTGCCAATATGGGCACCACGGCGAAATGCGTCAAAGTATTCTTTGCCTTCGCTTGCAAGTTCTTTTTCGTATTCGATCCATACTAAAAAATTAGTTTGTGTTGGCATAAACAAAGACGCAATCGTGTTTATTTTATTTGTAATAATATTAGATGAATAAATATATGAAATGGTATAATGCTTTGCATAGTTTGTAACAAACCAATTAATTAAACGCAAAGACATTTTATTCTTGCGCGATTTTTCGTTTTTTATTAGTTCGTATAATATATCGAAGTTAGATTCTACTTTAAAAAAATCTAATAGTTTACCAATCATCGATTCTTCCTTAGAAATTATTTTAGTAAACCACATATTTATATGGCAATTAGATTTATTTATTAAAACATGTCTAAATCGGCGAATTTATAATATATATTATGTATTATATTAAATATAATTGTGCATAATTATTTAATATAATAATGGAAGGCTATATTGCAGATATCTTGCAAATATATAACAATCAAGTGCAACTAATTGCAACAATGAATCATGATTTGCAAGATATAAAAAATAATAATGCAAAATTAATAGAAACTCTTGAACAGGCTAATGAAAAAATAAGCGTCTTAACCAAAGATATAAAACTGAAAGATAGCAGGATTGCCGCTTATGAACGCAGTTCGAGTATTACCGCTAATGCAAAAAATGTAATTAAACAAGACAGCGAGTTTGCAAAACCAGAAATCCCGCGCCCAAAGTCGCCTGTTCGCGAAGAAATTCCGTCAATAGAAGCGCCTATTAATGACGATTATGTTTTATTGCAAATGGACAATAGCGCTGATGAAGAATTACATAAACTAAACGAACGTTATTATCTTGATATTGAAACACGCGATTTATATAATATAACCGAAGACGAAAAAGTAGGAACACAGGTAGGCCAACTAAAAACGTTTAAAACGAAAGCCGGGCTTTTATACATTTTAAACAGTTATACCAATAGAGTATATAATACAAACGAAGATAATGAGGTATTAAACTATTGCGGTAATTTATTAAATAAAAAATTGAAATTATTATAATATAATATAAATAATAACATAATCATAATGCATTATTTAGATATAAAATTTGGCATGAGTGTAGGCCATGTTATTACCAATGAAGAAGATAAAGCGAAAATAATTAATAAATTAGCCCGTTTTCTTAAGAAAAATAACACTATTACCACATCAGAACAAATGAATGTCCTTTCGAAATCAATGACATATGCGAGATATGTCATTGATTCCCCAATAGTTCATTTGATGTTGTGCATTATTAACAGAGTAAAAATGACATTATTTATATACGAAAATCATGTTATATATTCACCAATCATGTTTGACGATGAGTTATATCTAACCGAAACTATATTTGTAGGGCATTTTAATGAGTGCTTTTATATTATAACCGATGTTATCAATATAAAAGAACAAAACCTCAATGCAAAGTTTAAACGCATTAATTATATCTTGCGTAATTTATATCATCCTACTGAATTTTTAGATGCATATAATTTAATTTTTATTGATTATGTAAATCCGCATTATTTGTTTTCATTATGCACTGACTACTACGATAAATGCATTTATATAAAAAATGCCAATATTACAAAGGTGGTATTAACGGATAATAACAACTCGTGTCATATTTTATGTCAAACTATTATAACCCTATATCGCGAGTTTTTATCTAATTATTGTAATAAATATAATCATAAAGTAGGTAAACAAAAAGGGCATTCCGAAACGGTATCGCTTAGGATGTATAAAACAGATAAGCCGGATATATACGATTTATTTTCGTTAAACAAAGATCAGTATTATGGAATTGCCGATGTTTCTACCTTAGAAATAAGTGCTTATATAATATCTATATTCCCTCCTAAATATGTGTTCATTATTACTGATTTTGTTTTTAATGATAAATATATGCGATGGTGCCCTGCAATTATTTATCGTCGTCTGACCTATTAGGAAAACTTAGTGCAGTTCGCGAGATGGGGGTTATTTCTGCTGTTTCAAATTTTGAGAATAAATCTACTAATTGTCTATTGCCATTATTGCCATTATTGCTTAATTTGTCATTATTTCTTAGTTTGCCTTTATGCAACAATTCCATGATTTTTGCATTATGTCGCGCTGTCTGTTGTTTTAATTCTTCTTTTATTGTGCTTTCTTGATCATGATTTTCTTCTAGGATTGCGGGCTTTGGATTTGTTTGAATTACATTTATTTCGTCTTTTGTAGGAAATATTTTGTTTAACGTATCTTTTACTTCATTAAATTTCGATATTATTATGCGATTGCCATCTAAATTAATACTTGTTTCGTATTGGCCGGTTTCTACTTCATATATGTCTTGTTTATTTTTAATAATCCCAATGTAGCCGAGTAGCAATCCTACTAGGATGCCAAGGATTCCATTATTTTCATTGCAATCATTATTACTAGAATATAAAATATATAAAGATAATACGATTATTATTACCGCAATAACATAAATAAATATTATTGTTATGTTCATATAATAATAATAATATAATTATTATGTCGTGATTTAATACTCGAAAATAGTAAATATCTTATTAATTGCGTTAATATAGTTTTGATGTTCATACGAATCTACTATATTAATAATATCAGCATAACAGTCAATTATTTCAAAGGGAATTTTATCGTATTTTATAATAAAAACCGAACTTGGTATATAAGACTTATTAGTCTTCTTTGATATATTCGCCCAATCTTTAGACTTTCTATTTATTTGCGCCGGCAATGTAAATTTAGAAGCCAGTGTTTTGATATTGCCATATATTTTATGTATGCCCGCGTTTTGGTTGATTCCGTATTCAGTTATTATATTATGCACATAATTGTTGTCTAAGTAGTCATATTTTATAGCAGGATACCCAATTACATCATGGTTAGTAATTTTAATTTGCGTCATTTCATAGTTTATAACAAAATCAGGATGACTATATAGTTTAAATACATAGTCGTATTTTAAGTTTAAAGAATATATGTAATTTAACCCCTGCAAGAAAGCAATCATGTGGTTAGTTATTCCGGCAGTTATACCTAATATATTTCCGGATATTATTTTAGAATGCAACCCTGATGCGCTTTCATAAATTATAATATCCGCACCATGGAATTTTTCTATCATTACATTAATATAATCAAAGTTAGTATCTTGTGTTATATGCATTATAATAATTACATTAATGCTAACAACATCAGAACAACATAGTGCAAACTCGTTGTCGCTACATCTTTTTAAGTATTGCACATCATCCTTGTCAAGGATATAACTTATTTTTTTAGTTATATCTTGATAACTTAATGCAGACGGTTTAATCGGGCCTTTTAACGCAGGCACGATTATTATTGGGATACAACCTGAATAAATAGACGCAATATCTTCAATGTCTTTTACGTAATAATTACCCTCAGGGCATTGCAAATAAATAGTTCCTGAGTGTTTCAAAGCAACAAACATTATATTGTTTAACTGAACATTAAACAATTTTATGTATGCTAAATACTTATGATCGCAATCCATTATTATAATATGAAATTGAAATATTATATATAATATAATATTATAATATAACATATTGTTGCTATGTCGCTTGTTAATCATATATCATATCTACAAGAAAAAGGGCGACCATTGGTTAAGAATATCAAAACAATACAATTTGGCATTTTAAGTCCAGCAGATATTTTAAAGCAGTCCGTTGCGGTAATAGATTCGCATGTTGGAAAAAATAAGAATAATGTAAATGGAACACTAAAAGACCATCGGCTATGTTCATCAAGGGATAGAGTTAATGCGATAACAAAGTTAGAACAAAAATTAGATCCTGGAAACTTCGGCCATTGTGTCCTCGCAAAGCCGGTATTCAACCCATTGTTTTTTGATATGATAGTTAAAATATTAAATTGCATATGCATTAATTGTTCATTACCAAGGTATAAAAACGCAGAAATAAAAAAAGCAATGACAAGCGCATCAATATCTTCAAATAAAACGCGCCACGGGTTTATAACTGAACAACTAATAAAAAATAATGGCATGTGTATGAGATGTGGTAATAATTTGCCTAAAATAAAAGATGTTAGCAAAATGGGCAATCATGTTCTCGGAATACGCGCAACCTATGTAAAAACAAAGGAACATGTAGACATAAATCCAGAACTATGCCATGCTATTCTTAAAAATATTACTTCAGAAGATTGCTACATCCTCGGGACTGATCCAAGGTATTCACGCCCCGATTGGATGATAATTACGGTATTAATAATTCCGTCTGAGGTTATTCGTCCTTCTGTTATAGCAGATAACGGCAATCCATCCGAAGATGATTTGACCCATGCATACGATAATATTCTGAAATTTAATAATATTTTGCGCATTAATATAGAAAAAGCCGAAACTGATCCTTCTGAGCAAAGAAACATAAATATTTATCATGCCGCATTGCAACTTAATGTTGCGGGGTTGATAGATAATGAATCTACTAAGTATGCAAGTATTCATAACCGGACAAACAGGGCGCTTAAAACGTTTCGTTCAAGGCATAAGTATAAAGCCGGAAGATATAGAACTAATATCATGGGCAAACGTGTTAACTCGTCCGCCCGTTCTGTTATTACAGCAGATCCAAACATTAGTATAACCTATTTGGGAGTGCCCTTATTTATTGCAATGAACTTGACAATTCCGGAAAAGGTAGACAAAAATAATTATTCCCGACTTATGACAATGGTCGCAAATGGGCCATCTGTGTATCCCGGCGCAAAAGAGGTGCAAATAGGCGGTCTCAATAAATTGCGCCGTGATTTAAAAGATGGGCGCAATAAATCGATAGTGCTATGTTATGGAGATATTGTTTATCGTCATATTTTAGATGGCGATGTAGTATTTTTCAATAGGCAACCTTCATTACATAAGATGTCGATGATGGCGCACTATGCAAAGGTGCTAAACGGAAAAACGTTTAGATTAAACCCTAATGTAACACCTCCGTATAACGCAGATTTTGATGGAGACGAAATGAACATGCATTTGCCACAATCAGGTGCAACAGCCAATGAAATTAGCGGGCTTGCATTAGTTTCTACTCAGATTATAACCCCGCAATATTCAAAGCCCTGCATTGGGCTTGTGCAAGATAGTCTTCTAGGAGCATATCGTATGTCATCAGAGCATATTCGCGGATTTGCACTGGATAAAATTTATTATTTAAACAAAAAACATTTAGATAAATTGTTGGCATGGACAAATAATTATTCAGGAAAAATATTGCGCCCTGCAAGGACAACAAATGGTTTGTATGGTTGGACAACGAGGCAATTGTTTAGCATGTTTTTTCCGGATATCAACATTATGAACAAAGGGATCAACATTAAAAACGGCACATTTGCCGAGCCCGCATTAGGAACCGCCGCAATGCCGTTAAAATCATCAAATGTAGGAAAATCGGCGGCGGGTGGGTTGTTTCATGTATGCTATAACGATTTAGGCCAAGCCGAAACGGTAAAACTACTTGACAATTTCTCGCGCCTGATGAGCCAATGGTTCATGATTGACGGGTTTAGTGTCGGATTGTCAGATCTCGAAATAAATAAGGCCGATGCCGAAAAAATTGCGCAAATAAAACAAGAATGCCGGCAAAAGACAAAGGAATTAATGGCAGGTCTTCATTATAACACATATGAAGAAACACGAAACAAAATAATAAAAGAAAACCGAAGTCTTGCCCAAAATGATCATGAACAATTCGAAAAAGATATTATGAACATAATTAATAAAAGCAAGGCAACTATTGAAGAAATAACTGTTAAAAGTCTATCACAGCGATCAGATGGAACCTCTGGAACACGCGACAATAAAATATTGTCGATGGTAGAATCAGGTTCTAAGGGTAGTTCGGCAAATGTTGTGCAAATTATTTCAGAGTTAGGACAGCAAAAATTAGATAATAAACGTATGCCTGACAACTACCTACGCAGACCATTTCCGCATTTCGTAAAAGACGATTTGTCGCAAGGGTCGCGCGGGCTTGTTGAATCTTCATACATCGAAGGGTTAAACCCAATAGAATACATTTTTCATGCGTCAGAAGGTCGCATTGGCCTTATTTCTACAACAATTAAAACAGCAAGCACTGGCTACATACAAAGGAAATTAGTTAAAATAATGGAAGACATTACTGTCGCTTACGATAATACGCTTAGGAATGCAACTGGCAATATTATACAATACATATATGGTGGTGATAGTTTTGATGCCGCAAAGGTTGAACCACAAAATTTTCCGCATCTTGAAATGAGCATGGATGAATTTGTTCTTAGGTATAACTATTTTCCAGATGATATCAAAAACATGAAACTATTTATGACAGATGACGCACAATTGCGCATGGACAATAACATCAGCGATGAAAGTGCGGCGATGGACACTGAGTTTAAAATGGTTCTTGAAACACGCGAATGGTATCGCGATCATTATTCGTATGATATTATTTCTAAAGTGCTATCCCCAATAAATTTCGAAAGAATGCTTCTTGATTATGAGTGGCCATCAGTTTCAGATTTAACCCCAATGGAAATAATTGAAGAGTTTAACACAATAATCGCAGAATTATCTGTTAACTCAAATGAATTAGTCAATAAAATCGCACTGCAAAATTTTATTACTCTCGTAAGATCCAAATTGCCTGCTAAAAAATTAATATGCGAATATGGCCTCAATCGCGTTAAATTAACGCAAATGATTAAGCAAATAACTAATAAATTTTATTCAGGCATAATTGCGCCTGGTGAAGCAATTGGAATGATTTCTGCGCAAAGTCTTGGCGAACCAACTACTCAATTAACCCTTGATACCTTCCATCAATCAGGTATGTCTGAAAAGCCTACTATTGTAGATGGAGTAAAACGCGTAATGGAGATTTTAAGCATTACAGCGAACCAAAGCGGGCCTTCCAATAGCATTTACATTAAAGACGATGTTATTTTAGGATTAGAAATTAATGTTGACACAGTCATAATGACAGGGCGCGAAATAAATGATGATTTATTTGCACGCTACAATCAGGTGTTGTTGATGTCTGATGAATTGCAACAAGAGCAATTAAAACTATTATCTAATATAAAAGATAAGTATAAAAAAGCAATTTTAAAAGAGATTAACAAAATTAAATCTGATTTTACATATGTTAAATTCGGGGATCTTGTAGATAAGATTGAGATATTATACGATTTAGACGAAGAAACGAGCATAATCTCTGAAGACCAAGCATTTATTAATGCATGGTATTCGTTTTATTCTGATACCGGCATTTTTGAAAAAGAAAACTGGATAATAAGGTTTGAAATGAACAAAGAGGCCATTATTTCGAATAACATTGATTTGAGTTATATTCAATACATTTTTGACAACGATGACAAAATAAGGAACATGGTTTCACTTATGTTTAGCGACATAAACAATGAAAAAATAATATGTCGTGTCAAATTACTTGATATTACTGGCAACCCAATTGCATTATTAGAGACCATTGAAGGCGTCCTATTGGAAACAAAGATTAAGGGTGTAAAAGATATTCTTAAGGCGCAGATGACCACACGGGCGCGCAATATTAGTTTGCCAAATGGTGCGATTATAATTGCAAAAAATGGCCTGTCTGATAGTTATACCAATATTTCATTATCAACGATATTATCAGATGACTACGTTATTAACACAAGCGGTTCTAATTTAATTGAAATATTAAATATCCCATACATTTTTGCTAATAAAACAAGTAGCAACAACATTCGCGAAATTGAGACAATATTCGGAATTGAAGGTGCGAGGAGGATTATTATAGAAGAAATATTTGAAGTATTCGATTCCGCAGGTAAAGCACCTAATATTCGCCATATTGAATTATTGGCGGATATCATGACTTATCGCGGGACATTAAACTCAATAGATAGGTATGGTGCACAGAAGAACAAGATTGGACCATTAGCACGGGCTTCATTTGAAGAAACTACTAAGAATTTAGTAAGTGCGGCAATATTTGCCGAGACGGACAATATGAAGGGTGTTTCCGCTAAGGTTACATTTGGCGAATTTATTGGTGTTGGCACTAATAGTATGGACATTATTATCGACGAACAAGTATTATCGGAAGTAGCAGAACCAGATTACGAATTTATTGATTTTAGTTTAAAAGGGTCGCAGGATGACAAGATTGTTGAAGCGAGTGATTTGGAATTTAATTTCGGATTATGAGAGGGCTGTGCAAAGTAATGCAAATTATGTTAAGATATGAGGGGGATGAAAGAAGGCTCATTATATTAAGCACTCGTTTTTTCATGTTTTGACAGCGCTCTAAACCTGTCGCAACAACCCGACCACAACATGTATTGATCGGATACGTCAGCGAGCAATTGATTATATTCGGGCACTTCATCTACGAACACTTGCTCTATGTCGCGGAGTATTTTCTTTGCATCCAAACAAACGTAGAATGCACGCATTGCTTTCCGGAACAAGCGCGCACTAGGGTGCGTTTTTTGACCGAGCATATGCGCGATCTGTTCATTTATTGCAACGAGTTTTGTCAAACAGTCTCTAATACCGTCCATGGTTGTGATAAGTTTTTGGTTAAATAGAGATAAATTGTAAATCTAAAATAAATCATTTATTATGAGTTTTGAGTTTTTATTGATTCAAGCGGAACTTTGTTTTTATTTGACAAAATTTATGTTCATGTTTGTGCTCTTACATGAAGGATTTAAACAAATTTATTATTTGTTTAATTCCAAAGTTTTATTTTTGATTGGGGGCGGGGAAGGAAAAAACTTGGAAAAACCTTCATTGTGATGCGCGCTTGTTGGTGTTAATAATAAGAAATGCGGGACCTTCAACAATCAAATCGAAATAAAGTCAAATTATAACAAGGAAATGTAAAAAGACCAACAATAGCGCGCACAGCACCCTTATACAATATGCCGCACGTGTTTGACAGCGAGGGCTACCATTTCGGCCGCAGCTTCATCGCTGAGAGTTTGCGATTCGACCAACAGCTCGACTGCACGCTCTATAAAGAGAGTGCTCTCATTAACGAAGCTATCGCCTATAAGCCCACGTCGACCCTTATCGAGACTACTTTGCTGAAGGTCGAGCATGAAGTCAACCTTTGTCTGCAACTCGGCGGCCTGCGCAAATATTTCCGCAATTTCGGCGTTGAGCCCGACTCCGGACAAATCTGCACACTGTTTCACGCGAGCCAATAATGCGAAATATAACGCACGCCAAGCCCAATATGCAGCGTCTATTGCTTTCTTTTCGGCCTCAAGAGGATCGTCATATCCAATCTTACGTTTCCCAATCAACATTTGTCTTGTGATCCACCTTTCGCACGCTTTCGAAGACTCCGGTGAAGTTGGCAAGCCGTTTGAACTAAATCTAGTTGAAAAAAACGCTTGAACCCAAGCATGTATTTTGCCAAGTGAAGCCATCCTGGAATATTGGCGTAATACTAATTTATTACCATAGTAATTGTTATAAATAAGATTAACAATCAATTATGTAATGCTACGATATCATTACCATATATTATTGATATATTGAGATAATACGCGATTATGTTGCATTTGATTATTTTAAACTAATTATAACATTTATCAATCATTTTCTTAATTGATATTATTTATTATTAATAATTAATATCAATGTCGTCATTCGTCGAAGATTTTATGACAATGCAAATAAAACAATTAAAAAAATGCACTAAGAAACCACCTCGTATAAATTATAAAAAACAATTAAGTGAATTATTATCTCGTGAGGATATAAAGGCTACAGAAAAATATGATGAGATATGTGCTATTTATGCGCCAATGCAATCGCAAATTAAAAAAGATGTTCCTAAAAAGAAGAAGAAAGAAGCATCAATAAATTACGATATTCCAGCAATAAAATTTATGCACAATGGCGCCAAATTTATTATACATAACGGAAAAACATATGATGAAACGGGCAAATATTATGGCGATATTAATACAATTGCCGGCAGTTATAATTGCATTAATGTCAATGTAATATATCACGATAAAGAATTGGGCGAATTTATTATGGAAGGCGCTAAATTGTATAAGAAAATTTCTGATACAAAGGCAATCGAAGTAGGCGAAATTGTCGATGATAATGTATGCATATATGATGAATAAATTAATTAGTATTATTAGCCTTTCTTTGCATACAAATCAAAATTATTTATAATCTTGATTTGTATTCTATGCGTTGGGCCTAAGCGCATAAGCGCATAAGCGCCAAAATCGTTGGCTTATTTGATTTGTTCCACAACTTTTTTTGTCAAACATATTGCGATGCGATTATGTTCCAAAGTGTTAATTTTGGGAAAAGGAAAACACTGGAAAAACCTTGTGTCGTGTGTCGTGTGTCGTGTGTCGTGTGTTGTGATAATAAGAAACGCGGGAAAAAAATAAAACCCGTCATTGATTAAATCGAATGCAGTCAACTTATAAGTATAAAAGGAAATGGAACACGACCAAAAAATTCTACGACACTCCCATTTATATTATCACATATGTGCCATCACGGATAGCGCTGCTTACAGCGATAAATAATTTTTGGTGTTTGTCGCAATCATCAGCTTTCTTCAGTTCCTTTGCCAATGCAAACATTTCAGCGCCAATTGCCGAGGCAACGTCGAGAGCCTGTTTGCGGTCGGCTTCTGGACGTTGCCTTGATTTGGACATTTCAATTTTGCTGTTATAGCATTTGCAGCGGTCATGAAGACTTGCAAGCAATTCTCCGATTTCGGGATCAGGGCGCGCAAGTCTAGCTAATGCTTCTTGTAAACTATAACTACTCATGATGACAGTGCGCATAAGTCGTTTTATCAACAAGAAACAACTATTAAATCTTATTTAAATCATTTTATTGATAAAATGTGTTATACCGATATCTTGTTGATATAACGAAATATTAGTATAATTTATAAAAACCAGAAATTTCTTTTATTATTAAAACATGATTTAATCACGAGGTTATTACATATGTCCAATTTAATCACGAGGGTATACCGATTCTTGGTCTAATGGTTGTGGGACAGGCGCAACTAATTTGCCGTTATACCTACTTTCATACTTTGGATATTGTTCTATAAAAGGCACGCCGGTATATAAATCTTTTATGGCCGAATAGTTTACTTCTTGTGTAAATTTTTCAATAATCGGTTGGCCAATGCTTTGCGATTCCGGCGCGGGGTTTGAATTATCGTAATAACTATTTTTCTCTGGAACTGTATCCGAAAAATCTTGGGCATGAGGCGGGCCAATGTATTTATCTTTAATTGGAACATAATTAACGTCACTAAACTGTTCGGTAGATCCGCATGTTTGTTCTTGTGGTTGCACGGCGCATTGCGATTCCGGCGCGGGGTTTGAATTATCGTAATAACTATTTTTCGCCGGAACTGTATCCGAAAAATCTTGGGCATGTGGTGGGCCAACGTATTGGTCTTTTAGAGTAATGTTGTTAATAGGGACTACTTTTAAATTATCAAAAGAATCTTCATGAATAATGTAATTGCGCGCATGTGCAACAGATTGACCAATTGTTTTAATTATTTCGCCGGAATCGGATACTAATTCCGATGATGTGTCCGCGACTGATTGGATTATAGATTTGGCTGTTTCTTGGATATTATGACTCGTTTCAAGATTTCGGTTAATGGTATATTTGTTCATGCTTTGGGTTATTATAATAAAAATGAGTGCTATTAATAACGCGGTCAAAGGGCAATAATTAAACATAATAAGAATAACTGTTAAATATGCTATTTTGAATATGGTATTACTAAATAATCTTCTAATCCAATCTGGAACATCGGGTAGTGCTGCGGATGCAATAAGAATCACGAATAACAATAATCCTGCAGATATCGCACTGCCTGATTTTATTCGCATTTTTGCAATATATTTAGCCGTTAAATTTGTCATTGGTTTTGTCATTATATTATAATATAATATAATATAATATTATGCGATTGCGATAAATATTATAATGTATAACTTGTAATTGATTTTTATATTACAAGTTATAATATTCATAATGGAATCGCGTCATAAGTATTTAACCGAAAAAGGCTACATGATATCGCGCAAAATGATAACAAGCGCAGAAGAAGCGAAAATTAAAAAGGATCTTACTATAAAACCCGAATCTTTATATGGCGGCGAAATAGACGGATATCCTATTTTTTTATATTCGGAAAAATATTTATACCTACCAAAGTATTATGGAATAGAAAAATTCGGGCCACCTATAAAAACTAAGTTATCGTCTGGAAATATAACTAATATAAAATGCTTGCAAGAGCCGTTGTTATTTCAACATGATGCTGACATTAAACTAAAAAATATATTTAATAATAAGCGCGAAGATGCAGGCGGAATATTGTCGTTGCCATGCGGATATGGAAAATGCCATGGCGCTGGAACTGTCGTGTTGATGTATCCTTTTTCTGACAAAAAAAGTTGCCTTGTTGAAAATGTTAAACCTGGAAACTTATTGTTAGGGGACGATTTAACAAGTAGAACCGTATTATCTTGCACTATTGGTTATGGACAATTATTTAAAATAATTCCGCGAACATATGCAGAAATATCTGAGTATAATCTCCAACCATACATAGTAAACTCAGATCATATTTTATCATTGCGCGACAAACATGATCGCGTTGTTGATATTAATGTAGTATCTTATTTATACCTATATAACACTAATAAAAATAATCCTCTGTTTAACGAGTTATACGGTTATACAAATATAACTAAATTGCGATTTAAAATTAAAATTGTGCCATGTGGCAAAGGGCTATGGTATGGCTTTTCAATTACTGGAAACAGGCGATATACATTATATGATTATCAAATTACACATAATACTTATTTATCATTGCGAACCGCTTGCAGGCTACAACTAAAAACTATAATAATTGTCGCAAAAGAATTCTTGCGCGATCAATGGATTGAAGCAATAAGACGTTTTACTACTGGAACTTATGGAATCTTGCAACAAAAAAAAATGGAATTGCAATACGATTTTTGCATTGCTATGGTTCATACACTATGTATGCGCGATTTCGATAAAGGGACGTTTTCTGAGTTTGGGTTTATGATTATAGATGAATGCCATCATTTGGCATCAGAAATGTTTGTAAAAGCGTTATACAAAATACGCCCACGGTTTATACTCGGGCTTTCGGCAACACCTG